GCCATAAGCTGCATTTTTCTGTCCTTTCGATGGATAAGCCATCGGCGCCATTCGCGCCGATGGTGTAAGTATTGACCCGAAATTGGGATATGTCAACCTTCACGGCGTGTCAATTTTTCGATGAATTGGTGCCATGTCTCCAGCTCGCTGGCGGTTAGTTCGGCAGGCTTCAGGCCTGCGTAGCTTGTCAATGTCCATTCTTTTACCCTTTCCGATCCTGTCACCTTGCCCGAATCCATAAGGTTAGACGCATCCGGCACCGGTTCGGTTGCATGATTCGGCAAGATATTTTCATGGTTAGGGCAGGCGATTGGCGGATTGGTGCAGGTGGACAGTTCCCCCACACACACCGCTTAACGTCCCGAAACCGTCCGTTCTGCCCACGAAACGGTTCCATAACGGTGCAATATCGTTCCGAAACAAGCCGCAAAGGCTGGTGTTAACGCGATGTTCTGACGGGTCAGGGTCAGGGTAATAATCGGCAAAGCCGAGCCGTGCCACGCTCAACCCGAGGGTTTTTAACTACGAGTAATATATGTATTAACTATCCACCAAAATATTTTTTCTAAATATTGGATCCATATACCGGTATTTTGTCTCACATATTAAGACGGCGCATAAACTATTTTTTGACCATAAGCAGTATAAAATACTGACTTTAGAGCGTGTGACATAAATCACCCCCTCCAATGCGGGATAAAGCGGTTTTATCCCGCCTTAGTATATATAGGGGATAAAATAAATACGGCTCCGTTAGTTCGGCTTCATCGCAGCCGAGCCTCACAGCGAGGTTGCCGATGAGACGAACAACCGATCAGGGCTTATGGCCCTGCTCGTTAACCCATAGGCAAGACGACAGGCGGCGCCTGGCGGCGCCCCCTAAACAATCCACGACATTGCCCACAGGCAATGCTTCGCAGTAGGTGAGGTATAACCTCACCGTAGTAAATCTTTGCGTAGCAAAGATATACGTGGGATAGGTCTAATCTCACCACCAAAGGAGATTAACCCAATGGCAATTAAAGACGCATCGAAGTACCGCCTTGTCGAAGGCGCTAGCTTGTCCGCGCCTGAGGCAAAGAAACGCCTCGTTGAGTTAATCAACGACGGCGTTACCGTCGAAGACGCTTGCCGCGCAGTCGGCAAGAGCGTCAAGTCATACGAGTATTACAGAACGTCCGATCCTCAGTTTAAAGAAGCGATTGACCTTTCTAGGGTCATCCAAAAAAGAAAAGGCGTCGTAAGTACTGAAGACGCCGAAATCTCGTTTGAAGACTTTCGCGAGAAGTATATGATGAGCAAGACCTTCCCCCATCAACGCAACATTACCTCGTTGCTAGAAGAAGGGGAGCCTGCTTGGCTCCACGGCAATATGACCTACGAAAAGGGATTTCCTAATTACGTCCTGGTCAATATGCCGCCCGAACACGCCAAGAGCATGACAGTCTCCATTGACTATGTAACCTATCGGATTGTCACCAATCCTAACGTTCGTATCAAGTTGGTTTCAAAGACTCAGGCAATGGCTAAAGAATTTCTTTACGCCATCAAGCAAAGACTTACATCACCCCAATGGGCAGAACTTCAAAGGCGCTACGCGCCAGTGGAAGGTTTTAAAGCCACCGCTGAGAAGTGGACAGCCGACACGATCTACCTAGAACGTGAATCAGGTGAAAAGGATCCTACCGTCCAAGCCCTTGGTATTGGTGGACAGATTTACGGCGCACGTGCCGATCTTATTATTTTGGATGACTGCGTCACCCTTGCCAACGCTGGTGAGTATGAAAAGCAGATCCGCTGGATTCAACAGGAAGTACTGACTCGTGTCGGTCCTACTGGAAAGATTCTCGTTGTCGGTACTCGCGTAGATCCAATGGATCTTTACCGCGAGATGCGCAACCCTGAGCGTTACCCAGATAACGTCAGCCCTTGGACATATTTGGCTATGCCAGCAGTCCTAGAATTTAAAGATGATCCAAAAGACTGGATTACCCTTTGGCCTAAATCAGATCGTCCTTGGGATACTGATGAAACCCCAGCAGATGAAGACGGATTATATCCTCGCTGGAGTGGACCGCATCTTCGCCGCCGTCGCGGCTTGATTGACCCAAAGACATGGGCAATGGTTTATCAGCAGCAAGATGTTGAGTCTACTGCCATCTTCTCACCTGAATGTGTACGCGGTTCTGTCAGCGGTATGCGTGCTATCGGCCCTATCATCCCTGGCGCACCAGGACATCCTGGCAATATCCAATCGCAATATATTGTCGCTGCTATGGATCCAGCCATGTCTGGTGACACCTTCTCTGTCATTATCTCAGGAGATAGAACCACAGGCAAGCGTTACTTGCTAGAGGCATCACGGATGCCAGCACCTACGCCTCAACAGATTCGTGACTTAATTTTTACTTGGACTGAGAAATACAATCCAAAGGTCTGGGTTATTGAGAAGAATGCTTTCCAGTTATTCTTGACTCAAGACGAACAAATCAACAACTTTTTAGCAACACGCGGTATTCGCCTCGTGCAGCACTATACAGGTTCCAACAAAATGGATCTTGAATTCGGTGTTGCCTCTATGGCGCCACTATTCGGCTCGTGCGACAACCAGGGCAAATACATGAAGAATAATCTTCTGGAATTGCCACGAGCCGACAACGAACATATCAAGGCACTGATTGAGCAATTGATTACTTGGTCAGCAGGAACAAAGAATAAGCAAGACGGTCCAATGGCCCTCTGGTTTGCAGAGACTCAGATGCGTGACTATATCAATCAGTCAGGCGCTTACGGCGGATCATTCGTGAAGAATCCATTTGCTTCACGCTATCAGACAATGAACCGCAAGGTTATTAACTTAGAAGAATGGCAACGCACGCAAGAAAAACTTGCGGCTAACGGGGGATACATAAGTGGCAATAGATATTGATGTACTTAGCGTCAAGGTGCGCAAGTTACGAGATAGATTCCATACTCGTGACGCTCGCTACTCTGACCTTATGGCTATTCGCCAAGGCGACATTCAACAGGTATTTCCTGGCGCATTCTCCGAAGAATATCCAAAGCCTATGGTGGCAAACTTTATTGATGTGGCTGCCCGCGATGTAGCGGAAGTTATTGCCCCACTTCCTGCCTTTAACTGCGACACAACAGATTCTATTTCAGATCGTGCAAGAAAGCGTGCCGATAAGCGCACCATGATTGTTGCTGGCTACCGCGACTCTTGCAACCTTCAGACCATGATGTATACAGGTGCTGATCGTTACCTTACCTTTGGTATGTTGCCTTTCATCATTGAGCCTGATTATGAAAACAATCGTCCAATGATTCGCATTGACAACCCAATGAATGCCTATCCTGAATTTGACCGTTTTGGCAAGTTGCTCTCATACACCAAGCGCTACCAAAAAACAGTACGCGAACTTATCAATGATTTTCCTGAGTACGAATCACAAATCCGTACACAATACGAGAGTCGCAATTCTGAGCGTATCCTTGAAGTTTATCGCTATCAGGACAAAGAAGAACTAGTTTTGTTTGTTCCTGAAAAGGGCAACCTTGTTCTTGAGCGTGCTAAGAATCTTCTTGATGAACTACCAATTGCTATTGCTATTCGTCCTGGCGTTGACTCTGATGAAAACCAACGTGGACAATTTGACGACATCATGTGGGTACAAGTTGCTCGCGCACGTATGGCAACATTTCAACTTGAAGCGGCACAAAAGTCTGTACAGGCTCCTTTTGCTTTGCCTTCAGATGTAAACGTTATTGAGATTGGTCCAGATGCAACTATCCGCTCTGCCAATCCAGAAAAGATTCGTCGTGTTGGCCTTGAGATTCCTAATGGAATATTTCAAGAGACTAGCGAATTAGATCAAGAACTTCGTGTAGGCTCACGTTACCCACAAGGTCGTCTAGGACAGCAATCAGGTTCTATCGTTACAGGCCGTGGTGTAGAAGCACTTATGGGCGGCTTTGACACACAAGTCAAAACAGCACAAGCAGTATTGGCTGACACATTCCGTCATGTCATGCGCCTATGCTTTAAAATGGATGAACAATTATTTGGTGATGTTGAAAAGGAAGTACGCGGCGTAACCGCTGGCGCACCTTACGAAATTACCTACACACCTAAAAAAGATATTGATGGTGATTACTGGTGTGATGTAAGTTACGGAATGATGGCGGGTCTAGATCCAAACCGCGCATTAGTATTTGGTTTACAGGCTCGTGGAGATAAGTTAATTAGCCGCGACTTTTTGCGTCGTCAGATGCCTTGGGATATGAACGTTACCCAAGAAGAAGAAAAAGTTGAAGTTGAAGAACTGCGTGATTCACTCATGCAAGCAGTTGCATCATACGCAAATGCAATTCCTCAAATGGCAATGCAAGGACAAGATCCAACAAAAGCAATTGTAGCACTCGCTGCCGCAATTAAAGGTCGTCAAAATGGCGATGCTATTGAAGATGTTTTGGCTCAAGCCTTTGCACAACAAGTCTCCCCGCAAGTTGCAGCCCCTGGTCAACCAGGCGAGGCTCCTGGCGGGGAACCTACTCCGCAAGGAATGCCGCAAGGTATGCCACAACCACCGCAAGGTGCAAAATCATCTGCACTGCAAAATCTACTTGCAGGACTTTCGTCTTCTGGCTCACCGCAATTATCTGCGAATGTAGCCAGACGCTCACCCGCCTAACGTTACGAGTGAGAAAAACAAAACCTATAGGAGAAAATAAATGGCAAAAGTAGCACCAGCCTTTAAGTCTAGCCTGCAATCAGCACCTGTTAAGGTTGCTATGCAAGGTGGACATGGCTCATCAGAAGCAACAACACAAAAGACAAGCATCCAAGATGCTCCTTCAGTTAAGTCAACTGGAAAGTCTGACATTAAGTACACAGTACAGCCTTCTGCAACACGCGGAACAAACCCAGGCGCTAAGTAACCTTCATGCAAGAGGGCGAGCGGATTCCTACTCGTTTTAACAAGTGGGACATGTTTGCCCTTTTTGCTGATCTAATTTCTAATATTTTTATAGCCTTTGCTAATTTTGCAAATGCTCTAACAGGTATGTTTGATACAGAAGCAAGTTTCGTGGAAGATGAAAAACACTTTCACGAGTATGCCGCTCGAACCATTGAGACACTAAACGAGGGAGACTGACTATGCCACAGGCAAATAAGCCAGCAATGTCATCAGGCCCAGGGGCTTTAAGCCGACGCACCGATGGTGGACCAGCATCAAAGCAAGCACAACGTTATATCTCTGGTATGCCTAGTTATGGTGATGGCCAAGACTTAATGAACCTGCAAGCACAAGCACCAATGTCCCAAACACGCATCGGCAGCAATCCACCTTCACCTAGCGCCATGGCGCAAATGGCTCAACAAGGTGGACAGCCACAGCAACAACAAGCACAACCACAACAACCAGTTACA